GTCCATCAGGGAAAGCCCCGACCGGGGACTGGAAAACTATGGACCTAATCAACTAGATCGGCCTAGCGGTCACAAACGTAGGCTCTGGTGGTTCCTTCGGTCCACCCACGGCTCTCCGCAGGAACCCCTCGATGACCCTGCGTTGCCGCTCGTCATCCTCGGCCATCATGTGGCGATCGGTGTCCCGAGCCATAGCTCGGACCCAGAACTCACACGCCATAGCCAAGGCATCCACCCGGTCATCGTGCCGCAGGGCACCACGGTCCCTAGTGATCCGGCTGATCTGGAAGCCAAGCAGTCGGGTCTGCTGGTCGTCATTCGTGTAGGACTTGACCGACTCCCAATCTTCGATCCACACCTTGCGGTTGAAGATCAACTTGTGGGAGTTCATCAGTGGCTCCAGCACATCGCAGATCCGCCGTTCCTTCTGGATGTGGTGCCGGACCCCCTCGATGGGACAGGGGTAGGTAGACTGGAGCACGGGAACCAGCAGCGCCTCGAACATCCCCTGACCAAAGTTCTCCTCGCAGAGAATGCGGGTCACCTTGTTCCGTCGGGCGATCTCAGCCAGCATGGCCAGCACCTTGGGATCGTATCCACCCTGGATACCACCAGACTCCAAGACGAATAGCTGGCCACCATAGCTGGCTACCACGGAATACGCTGTCTCGTCAGCGCCCTTGCCTGAGGGGTCCACCGCCATGATGGTTCCCTCATAGGCAGACATCTTGCCCACCCGAGTCAGGGGCCGGTGGTAGTAATCACCGTTGAACCCTGGACAACTTGGGTCAGCCCAGCGGAGATCCGGGTCGTTAGCCCAGAGATACTTCTCGTAGCAGGTCTCTACATCCAGATCGTCCACGATCAGATCGTTGATCTTGAGTGGATAGCGGTCAGCGTCTGCCAGCGACTGGTCCAGCAGAAACTGCATGGCATAACCAGTCTTCCCGTAGCCCTGACGCCTGCGCTCCAGGTCCTCTAGGTCAAACCTCAGGGGATCCACAGGAGTCCCCACGGCTACCTTGGCAGCGATCCTCTCACGGATCATGGGGGCCAGCCGGTCCCCTTGGCTCGTCACGATCTTCTGGCTGGGGATCTCAGCGGGCCAGATGCGGACTGTATACCCTCGGTTCGGTAGCTCGTGCAGGAGATCCTGCTCGGACTGAGGAGTCCCCAGATACATCACGCGACCCTCGGGCTTGAGGATAGCGTTGAACTCCTCAGTCGCCGAGGCGATCTTGTCCCGCATCGCTTGGGTCGCGGAGTTCTGCTTGGTGACTACGTCATCCGCGATGATGATGTCCGCTCGGCCACCCGTAAGCTGACTGAAGATACCCTTACTGGTCAGAGAGGGAGAGTGAGACGGAGGAGCAGGCCCGACATCAAAGGCGATCTTGGAGTTCCGCTGCTCATCCCGAGGTAGCAGGTGCTCCGTTAGTTCCCCCATCTCATGGATGAGACGCAGGGTAAACGTGGTGAAGTCGTCGGCTCGAATCTTGGAGCCAGAGACAACCTGGATCAGCTTGGTGGGATCCAGCAGCAGCGTCCAGACACAGAAGGCAGACGCAATGTAGCTCTTGCCAACACCCCGGAAAGCCTCCACGACCACTCGGTCTCCACCATGCTGCATGAAGTCCGCGATGTCATACTGAACCGGGGTCGGATCAGGTAGACCAATGGCCTTCCATGCTAGGTAGGTGAAGTTCTTGAACCCCGAGGGGCCAGTGAAGACTTCCGGTATCTGCATCAAACTAGGACAGTAGCGTAGAACACAGCCCGCTCAGTGGCAAAGTCCTTCATACGCAGACGGAATCTAGGAGTCCAAGGGAACGAGGCGATCTGACGCTCAACTAGATTAGGGCTTGTCAGAGAACTGCTAGTGATCGTCTGCATCCAGTTGTATTCAACGCCATCGTTCAGACTGCCTTGGATCCAAGCCTCATGGACATGGCTACCACCGAAGACGCCATCAATAGACTTGATGACCGTGTCGATAATGATCTCATCTCGACTGCTCGGCAGTTCCGCAACATTGAAGTCCAAGTATTCGACCGAGAACCCAGCAGTTTCGACAAGTCCCAGAGGGTCTCGACCGAAGACACCGACATACTTCTGGATGTTAGTAGGATGATATTCGCGCATTACTCCCCCGATGCCTTGCGGATTGGTTCTTCTGGATCATGGAACGGAACAAGATCAGCGAGCTTCTGTAGGCTGCTACCCTTGTTCGCTAGGTCAGCCGAGCTAATGCTGTTGTCCTTGAGGAACTGACGGGCCACGTTGAGATCCGCTGGGCAGTAGTCACCCGACTCTAGTTTGACCAGCAGTTCCTTGGTCAGCAGGCCATGGAGATCGGCCAGCAACTTGTCGATGTTGTCCGTCATTCCAGCACCCATACCTCGACATCACCGCCGTTAGGGTTGGTAGTCATCACGATCTCTGCTCGGTGATAGCGGACCAGCGGAATGTCCTTGTGATAGTAGTCATCGTTCTGTGCTGAGGTCAGATCAGCCCACACAGATTGATCGGTGGACCCCAGGATGCCTTGGATCTTACTGGTAAACGCCATACCAGACGCAGAAGTCCTGACATGGACGGCCCCTTTCTCCAGATCGCTGCCTTTGTAGTCTGTAGCCCAAGTAACATACTTGGTGCCCGTCTCTGCTGCCTCGTAGTTGGCCTCTCCCACTTTGCGAGTCTTCATGTCTGTCTCCTACTTGATAGATGAAATGACAAGGGCACTGACGGCGGGGATAAGACCGCCCATCAGACCCCAGATACCACAACGGACCTTGAGCATGGCGATCTCCTTTTCCACCTCTGTCATGCGGTCAATCATGTATTGCTGCACTGTCCGTGCGTTGTTCCTTTCGTGACGGATCTCCTGTGTTAGACGGTTGATCTCTGTCATCACGAGCTTGCGATACTCATCCCAGCCGTTGCCCTCTGCCATGTCCCTTATGCGATCTTGTGGCCGTAGATGATCAGGCGGGTACCTGCGGGGATATCAGTGTTGTCTCTGTTCAGGCGGAGATACGCAGGGACACCATAGATCGTGTGGTTATACATGTCACCACCGTCTCCTAGTGCCAACATGCTGGCCTTCTTTGAGCTATCGGTTGGCAAGGTCAGGGTGTATTCTGTAGTCGTCAGGAAGTCCGTGGAGTTACCACGGTCATAGCTGTGACGATACAAGTTCTGCCAATCAGTGCCATTACTGCTGATTTGGAAGTAAATGTATGAGGCGGAATTACCATCCCAACGGAGTTGGGACAGGACCAGTGTGTAATACACGTAGTCTGAACTCACCCAAGATGGCGTCCCACCACTCCACAGGTTTCTCGTTGGGTTGACCGCATCGAGACTAGCGGTGTAGACCAAGTCCACCTTGCTACCCGTGCCTGCACCGACAGCACTATCAACGTAACCTTTGGTGGCCGCATCTCCCGAGACGGCGGGCGTCTGCAAGTTGTTGATGCGGTTGTTGTTCATGTTGAGGTGGCTAGACGGCACCCCAATCTGGTTCAGGGCCACACTGCCTAGCTCCGTCAGCCAGTCAGAAAGATCCGCAGCCAATGCAGTGCTCACCGAGACAGCCCCAGTGTCCTTGTCCACCTTCAGGTAGCGATCAAAGCTGCCCCCAGGTGGCGTGATGAACCCGGTCTCCTTGATCTTGTCCCAGGTCACCGACTCATCCGCCAGCTTGCCCTCGGTCACCGCCAGATCGTTGATCTTGGCCGTGGTCACCGCAGAGTCCTGAAGGGCCGCAGTGTCCACTGCATCATCCGCAAGGTTGGCAGCAGTCACCCCGTCCGTCTTGATCTCGAAGCTGCCCACCGAGTTCTCACTGAGAAGCAGGGTGTTCAGGAACCTAGCCTTGCCAAAGTTCTGGACACTGATGACTGTCCCACTAGCCGGGAAGTTTGCGCCAAAACTCAAGGTGCTGTTGGCACTACCCGCAATCACCGTGAAGTCAGTGATCGGGCGCTGCACTACGCCCTCGATGGCAACCACCAGATAGTTGGCGTTTAGGTAGGCACCACCAGTCAGCGTGAAGTCACCCGTGGATCCCGTGCCGGTGAACTCCCAGCTTTGGGGAACCCCAGCAACCCCAAACTCTGCGATGTCATCCACGTATGCCTTGGTCGCCGCATCAGTCCCGGTGTCCGGCGCATCCACATTAGCGATCCGCTGGTTAGACCCACCGCGAACAGCAGTCCACACGCCAGCCGTAGCATCCCACTGGAGATACTCAGCGTTCGGGTTGATGTCCCCGCCGTCATCCTCTTCCAGAGCTTCCTGAATCAGATACCAGACTTGCTTCTGGTTGAGATCCATCTCCGTCTCAGTGATGGCCCCAAAGGACTTGAAGTCCACTGCTCGGGCACTGTATTGACGGGGGGTGACCCGGCGGATGCGGACCTCATCACCACTAGGGGGAGCCGTGGTAAAGACGATGGCCTCGTTCAGAACCTCATAGTCAGTGCCCTGGTCTTGGGCTGTCCCATCGACCGTGACAGTGATGTGGCTCTCCTCAATGTAGTTGAAGAGAGTCCCGAAGTTGGTGGTAGAGCCGTCTCCGTTGTAGAAGGTATAGCTCAGTCCGCTATATGTAGGGGTTGCCATGTTTGGTTATCTCAGGGGTTTGGGGTCTAGCCACCCATCAGGTCCAGAATCTCATCAGTCCAGACTCCCGATAGCTTTCGGTAGGCAGGTTCTGATACTTCCGAGACTTAATGAGCCTCTCCACAGCAGAGCGCAACTTGCGGCCACCGATGCTGACTTCACTGGTCAACTCCTGCCAACGGTCGTAAGCCGACTGACCTTCAGGGGTATAGAAGTCCCGCAGATCCACACCGAATCGGTTGGGATCCGGCTCATTCATGGGATACATGAGGGTCTCAATCTCCTTCTCGATGACCCCACTGCCCACCGTGTTGACGGAGATGGGCAGCATGTAGTCCACCCAACCAGCGGTCTGAGCCATGCCCTTGCTCATCATCTTGCGGGACAGCGGCTCCCCAAGGAAGTTCCGCTGCTTGTCCATGTTATCGCTCAGGAGGGGGACACGCCGCTGGATGGAGTCCATGATGCTGTAAGACTCCTTGAGAGTGGGGTCCATCGCAGCACCAGCACCAGCGATTACGTTGGGAACCACGGTGCCAGCCAAGCGGTTTGCCAGCTTGCTCAGGTAGCGATCCGGGTCCTTCACGGCACCGGCCAAATCCACCAGACCAGAGATGTAGCTCTTGTCCGAGATGTTCCGCATGACCGACAGCGTTGCAGCATAGGTCAGGTCAGAGAGGTCCTGATCCTTGCTGGCATACCGCGCAATGTCACTCATGTCCCCCAAGAAGCCCAGCAGGCCCCCCAAGGGATCCAGACGTTGGTAACTGACAAAGGTGTCCCCGACTCGAATGGAGTAGGGTTGCCATCCTACTTGACGCAGGGCCTTTTGAGCCTCAGGGTCTTGTGGCCCCTTGCCGGTGATGACACCGTTCCCCTGCTTGTCCTTGCCCATCCCAACAACCATTGTTGCCGAAGCCACAAGAGAACCAGCAACCATCAGTTGACCAGCAGTCTCTGCTGCAACCTGAGGATCGCTGCTCATCAGCTTGGCCCTGAGGTCTTGCCCCATCTTCTCTAGGACGGGGATGCTCTTGCCCGTAGCTCCCTTGATGAGTTTGTCGCTCATCAGAGCCATCGCATTCGTCAGGTTCTTGTTTAGGACCGGGATCGGCAGACGCTTGTTGGTCTCGATCAGGATGTTCATCGGGGTGCGGATGAAGGGGGCGATCAGGCGAACCGCAGGGTATGCCTCGGCAAGATTCATTAAGTTAGCACCCGCTTTCGCCAAGAAACCATCACCTTCCTCTAGGTTCCTAGTGAACGTCTCGGTCTCTGCCAGCTTCATCGTGCGCTCGGCAATGTCGAACATGGACTCACCGGGGGCTAGGGGGACCGAGGGGGCCGAAGGACCAACGAAGTCTTCGGGGT